GCCGAAGCGACCGCCAACCTGTACCTGCTCGGCGTGCGGGAGCAGCTCGAGGACGCGACGCGACTCGCGCTCATCTACCCGTGCAGCTTCATGAAGCTCAGCCCGGTCGAGAGCGTGGACCCGCTCAAGCGTGTGGCCAGCGCCGCCCTTCCGCCGTGGGAGGTCATCGTGGACGCGACAGCGTGCAGCTGGGACCAACAGCGGTACGTCGGGCATGTCTACCTGATGCCGCTCGAAGAGGCCTCGGTGCGCTACGACCGGCCTGAGACGGACTTCTCGCCCCGCGTCTACCAGAAGTGGATCGACGCGAGCTCCAGCATCGGCGGGCGCACGATGCTCGGCCTCAGCCCGAACGACAGCAGCGTGCCGACGCAGGAGAAGTGGATCCGTGTGGTCGAGGTCTACGACCTGCAGGCTGACAAGCTGCTGGTCTGGTCGGAGGACTTCCGCAAGCCGGACACGTTCGTCTTCCAGGGCGTGAAGGTGCAGATCGGCGCGCTCGAGGCTGGCGCCGCTGCGGACGAGAAGGCCCCGGAGGCTGAGCTGCAGCACGAGACCACCGGCATCCCGTTCAAGAGCGCGTCGGGCAGGCCTGTGGTGCCGATCATCCCGCTCTACTTCTCCCGCGACCCGGACACTCCGCTGCGGGGCTACAGCCTGCTGTCCCGCAGCCGAGACCAGTTCCGGGAGATGAACCTGATCCGCAGCTACCAAGCGCAGGGCGTGCGCCGGATGGCGAGGCAGTGGATGGTCCGCGCTGGCTTCCTCAGCGAGGACGCTGCGGCCAAGATCGCTCAGGGCCTCGATGGCGAGATGATCGAGGTCGACCTGCAGCCAGGCCAGCCGCTGGACGGCAACATCACCCCGGTGCCGCAGGCCCCGATCCCGCCTGACATCGCTGCCTACGCGATGACCGTCGACGCCGACATCCGAGACGCAGGCCTCTTGGCTCCGTTCACCCGGGGTGAGGTGACCAAGAGCACAGCGACCGAGCAGAACCTGCTGGCCGCCTACACGAGCTCGGAGATCGGGCGCATGGCGCGCATCCGCGACTCGGTGATCACGAGCATCGCGAGCACGTTCAACATCATGCTGAGCGTCATCCTTGGCGACGAAGCTGAGCCGCTGGCGCTGCCCAACCCAGTGGGGCCGACCAACCTGAGCGCCGACGACCTCACGGGCGACTTCAGCTACTGGGCGGTGGACGCTGGAACGACGCCGATGTCGGACATGGCTCGGCAGCAGAGCCTCGAGCGCCTGGCGCCGCTGCTGCTGTCGCTCGGCGCCCCGCGCGAAGCTGTGCTGTCCGAGCTCGTGCGCGCCTACCAGCTTCCCGAGGCCTTCGCGAAGGCTGTCGAGGCGGCGCAGCCCCCTACCCCCGAAGGGGCGCCCGCCCCGCTTCCGTTCGAAGGAGTCTGAGATGCCCCTTGAAGTCATGACGAAGCTGCCCAGCGAGCTCGGCACTGCAGCGCGCGACAGCGACGAGATGGTCGGCATGGAGCTGGCGGCCATGGTCCCCAAGCCGGACCGGCCGTACAGCCCGAAGGTCGTGAAGGCGCTGGCGGAGACGCTGGCCTCCGTGCTGCAAGCCATCGGCATCGAGGGCGTTGAGGTCGAGGAGTACGGCGGGCCGGTTGCGCAGCTTGAGTCTGACGACGTGCGGTTCTTGGCGATGATCGCCGCGATGGCGCAGGACTACGGCAAGCCGATCCCCATCGAGCTCAGCGACATCCGAGGGGACCGGGAGCTGACGGTCATCACCGCGCACCTCAAGGGCCTGGCCAACGACCCCCGGTTCAAGGCCTTCCTCGAGGTCGACCAGGAGGCTGCGGGCCCGCTCGCAGAGGGCATGCGCGCAGAGAGCTCGCCCGAGGTCGAGGTCGAAGGCGTGATGGAAGAGGACGTGATGGAAGAGGGCGACGAAGAGGGCGAGGTCGAGGTCGAGGTGAAGAAGAAGCGCCCGAGCCCGGATGCGCTGTTCCGCTCCCGCATGCGCTGAGGTGACCGATGGCCTTCTTCCGCACGCTCACCAGCGCTGTCAGCGGCCTCGCCAAGCGCGCCGCAGAGTCGGCGCTGGTCAGCACTGTCGCTGAGGCGCTCGGCTTCGAGGGCCTCAACCAGCGCCGAGTGGTGCCGACCGGCAACCTGACGGTCATCCGGCAGCCTGGCCCCGCGTCGACGATGCTGGGTCTGGAGGAGGCCATCGACCAGATGCTGCCTGTCCGCTTCCAGTACACGGACTTCTGGGTCCGCCGAGACGGAGAGGTCATCGGCGTGCGGGGCCTGCGCGTAGGCAACCCGCACGCGCTGTTCTACGGCAGCAACGACCTGCCCTACCTGCACATGTACATCGACCCGCAGAGCGCGTCGCAGAGCAACACGCTCCGTCGGCGCGCGGATGCCACGGCGAGCGAGCGCGCCAACGGAGAGATGCCAGGCTGGCGCACGTTCATCGTGGGTCGCATCCGTGACCTCGAGGTGCTTGAGCCCGTCGACGCGTTCGGGCGCCGCAAGAAGTTCAAGATCGCCCCTGGGTTCAACAAGGCTTGGTACCGGTCCTACGCGCTGCGAGCTGGCGATGTCAGCAGGCGGCGCGCGACCTGGGCCAAGGAATGACCACCGCAACCACAACGCAAAGGACGTCCCTGTGACCACTCCGAGCACAACCACGAGCGCTCCTACCATCCCTTCGACAGCCCAGTCCGCGCTCGACCAGGCCACCGCGCTTCATGCCGCTGCGCCGGCGTCCGAGCCTGAGCCCAGCGCTGAAGAGGCCGAGGTCGAGGTCGAGGTCGAGGCTGAAGAGAACGGCAAGCCAGAGCGACGCAGCCTGAGCTGGGCCGACGCGCTCAAGCAGGTGCCCCCGGACATCCGCCAGCTCATGCAGTCGATGCAGAGCGACTACACCAAGAAGACCCAGCAGCTGGCCTCGGAGCGCAAGAGCTTCCTGGCGGAGCGGCAGGCTCTGCTCAAGGGGCAGGAGTCGCTCAAGACTCCCGCCGAGCTGCCTGAGTTCGACCCCTTCAACGAGTCGACCATCAACGCGCGCATCGAGGCTGAGGTCAACAAGCGGCTCAACGCGGTGCTCGAGCCGATGAAGCGCGAGTACGAGCAGGTGCGCGCGGAGGAGAGCTACACGACCTTCCTCGCCGAGCACGCGGACCTCAAGACCGACGTGGGCCTGCGCTCCGAGGTCCAACACCTGCTCGAGGCCAACGCAGGCCTGGACCTCGAGACGGCCTACTGGGCCGCCAAGGGCAAGCAGGCGCGCCAAGCTGCGGCGAAGGCCACCGAGACCGACAAGGCGCGGCGCAGCGCCGAGCGTGAGGCTGCGCAGCGTGGGACCGGCCTGCCGCGCAAGGGGGCTGCGGCCGCTCCGCCGGCGGCGCGCGACCTGCGCAAGATGTCCTCGGCGGACATCTTCGCGATGGCTCAGTCGTTGCATCGTCGCTGAGCGTGCGCTACCGTTGTCGCGCGCGGACCACCCCTTTGCGGCGTCCTGTGTAGCGGCATCCGGCGACGGACACGCCCCCACAACCGACCTTCAACCGCAAGGGAGGGCACATGCCCATCAACCCGTCGATCCTCTCGACCACGCTCCAGCTGCTCCGCGACAAGCTCGTGGACAACTCCTTCGTCTCGCACCCGCTCTTCCGGGCGATCGAGCAGGCGGGCAACCTCGTCAAGGTCAACGGAGGCTCGCGTGTCGAGCAGCCGGTCATCTTCGGCGAGCACTCGCAGCTCAGCGTGCTCAGCAACGGCTTCGAGCCCGTCAACATGGCGGTCACGGACCCGTTCAACCTGGCCAAGTTCGAGTACGCCAACTTCACCCAGCCCATCGTGCTGTCCGCCGTTGAGAAGGCCGCCAACAAGGGCGATCTCGCGGTGGTCAACATCCTTGAGTCGAAGATGAAGAACGTCATGCTGGGCCTGAAGAAGCAGGTCAACCAGCAGGTCATCATCGGCAACGGGACCATCAGCACCCTCCAGACGCTCAACGGCAACGGCACCTCCGCTGGCTTGACCGCGACTGGGTGGTTCGAGGGCGTGGCTGGGACTGCGCAGGTCAACACCGTCGGTGGCCTGGCCAAGACGACCTACCGCTCGCAGAACTGGTTCAACCAGTTCTTCAACAGCGGCGCCGGCTTCGACCTGAGCCACCTCGACCAGCTCATGATCAACTGCCAGATCTTCCACCCGGGCGGCAAGTTCCCGGACATCATCTTGATGTCCCCCAAGTGCTACGCCGCCTTCCAGGCGCAGCAGCAGTCGCAGGTGCAGTACATCAGCGCGTCCGACCGGGCGACGCTCGATGCGGACATGGTCGGCATGTGGCGCGGGGCGAAGATCTACGTCGACCCGAACCTGGGCTTCACCGCCAGCGGCTCTTCGGGCATGGGCGCCCTGCCCGTCTCCGCGTACTGCCTGAGCAGCGACATGTTCCAGCTCTACGCTGACGTGGACGGCTGGTTCAACCTGAGCGAGATGATGCCGGTCCCTGGCACTGCGACCGAGGCCGCGCAGATCTTCTGCCGCATGCAGCTCGTGACCGGCCACCTCGCCAGCCACGGCATCCTCATCAACGCGGAGGCCTGATCAACATGGCAACCAGCACCCTCGTTCAGTACCTGCAGCCCGGCGAGGCTGGCAACACCATGAACCGCGGGCAGGTGGAGACGTTCCTTGCGGGCGGAACCATCGCCCTCGGTGAAGCCGTCGCTCTTGACCTGACCAAGACCGGCGCGGACAAGGCGCTCTACGTCGTCGAGGCTCCCGCCAGCTCGGGCGCCATCGTCGTCGGCGTCGCCCTCGCTGCGGCCACCGCGGGTCAGACGGTCAACGTCGTGGTCACGGGCTACATCGATGTGGCGGACGTTGAGACCGGCGTCACTGCTGGTCAGGCGCTCTACGTCGGCACCACTGCGGGTCGTTTCGCGGCCTTCAAGAACGCTGCGACCAGCGTCAACGGCGTGTTCTTCTCGGCTGTCCAGACCGGTACTGGCGCCGCGCAGAACATCGCCCACGGCCTCGGTGTTGTCCCAGACCTCGTCTTCGCCATCCCCGAAGACCTGAACGTGGCCACCATCGGCGCCTACACGGTGGTCAACGGCGCGCACACCTCGACCAACGCGATCTTCACCGTGACCCTCAGCAAGACCTACCGCGTCGTCGCGATCCGCTTCGCCGACGCGACCAAGGCGGTTGGGGCCATCACCGGCCCTGTCGCGGTGGCGCTCACCGCCGAGGCGGCCAACAAGGCCGCGGTGTTCGTCCTCAAGCGCGGCTACTGACCCTCGCTGCCCTGCCTCACAGGGTACACTGGCCCCGTCCGCTCTCACCGGCGGGCGGGGCCTTCGTCGTAGGAGACAGTCTTGAACCTCGGCGACTTGATCGACTTCTGCGGCAACCTGCTCGACTACGACCCGACCAACGACACGTACCGGGCGCAGCTCGTCGCGCTGCTCAACGACGCGCAGACCCGCTGCCTGACCGACAGGCCCTGGGACTTCGCGCAGCGGGACCGCAAGCTGCAGGTCTGGACCGACCTGAACCTCGCTGTCACTGTGACCAACGGCAGCGCGACGGTGGGCGGCGGCCCCTTCGCTGTGTCGAGCTCGGCGGTGTTGCCTGGCTCGGTGCTGGACCGAGCTGTCATCGAGATCACCGACAGCACCGGTGCGACCTACGTCCACAGCATCGCGTGGGTCCTGAGTAGCACCCAGCTCTACCTGGACCGGCCCTTCGTCGGCGCTTCTGGCTCCTACTCGGCGCTGGTCAAGCGTCGCGAGGTCTACCTGCCCAGCGACTGCATGCAGGTCCAGAACGTGGGAGACCCGACGCAGGGCATCCCCGCCAAGATCTTGTTCCTGAGCAAGTTCGAGCGTGAGGACGCGAACCTCTACCCTGACCTGCTCGGCACCATCGAGGCGTACCTGCCGAGCGAGGGCAAGCGCATCCCCGCCCCGCAGACCCCTCGGGGCATCACGACTGTGGCAGCGGTTGCGCAGAGCGCGCGGACCATCAACGTCTACATGGTCAACGTGCAGGGTCCAGCTGCGACGAACTTCAAGGTCTACCGCTCGGATGTGAGCGATGGCTGGGAGTCAGCCCTCTCGAAGGTCGCTACGTACAGCCTGAGCGACACGGAGACGCTGCGCTTCCAGCCTGAGGTCGTTGACGACACGACTGGCCTCTACCGCCGGTACTACTTCACCTGCCCGGAGGCGGGCATCCTCGCACCAGTGCGCGTGCGCAGCGCCGGTGGGCAAGGCGTGGCCGCCGCTGGCGTGGACACGATCAACCCTCAAGCTGGCGTGATCCTGGCGCCGGCGCTGGCTCTGAGCACGCTGGAGGCGCAGACGTTCCAGGCGCTGAGCGTGCGCTACGTCTGGGACCAGGCGGCCGCCTACCAGAGCATCCAGCTGTACCCGCACCCGAGCGCGGACCAGCTGCTCGACGTGCGCATGCTCATCGCGCCGAGTCGGATGCTTGAAGACCAGGACGCCCCGCTGGTGCCAGCGGCCTACGCGCAGGCCGTCGCCTACACGGCGCTCGAGACGCTGACGCTGAAGGTCGACAACGGGGCGCTGAGCGCGGTCTACCAGCGCAAGAAGGACCTCATCATCCGCGGGATGGAGCAGGCCTACCTGAAGGCTGTGCCTCGCCGGATCGTGAAGGGGACTCCGACGTCAGGCTACCGCTACGTGACGAACCCCTTCGGCCCGCTGCGGCTGCTTCCGTGAGGTTCTGATGCAGGTCGACACTGTACAGGCGCCGCTCGCTGCAGGCCTGGTCACCAGGTTGCCGCAGGACCCCTCGAGCGCGGGCCGCATCGAGAACTGGACCGTCGACCAGGCCACCGGAGGCTGGTCGAGTCGTGTCGGCTACGAGTCGTTCGTGCCTGCTGCGACCACGTGGGCGCCCTTCAGCAACTGCGGGCCGGTCTACAGCCTCCACGTGGCGCAGGCTCTGGCGGGCGGTGCTCGACAGCACGTCCTGTTCGAAGAGCAAGGCAACTTGCACCTGCTCTACGACGCTGCTGGCACGCCAGTGCTGCGGACGCTGGCGACTGGTCGGCACGTGCCGACCGTCACCGAGGCTGCGAGCTGGTACACGGACACGCCCCATGGGACGGTCATCACCAACGGCTTCGACCGACCGGTCATCGTCAAGCCGTGGCCGCTGGCAGGCATCGTCGACGCATCGAACACGATCACGCAGTGCGTCCGCCCCCTCGGCTTCGACGGCTTGCCCACGGCTGTGACGCCGAGGAACGTCAAGCCAGTGCCTGCACCTCCGTTCCCGCCGAACATCAGGGCCAGTGGGAACGGCGCTGTGACGCTGTGGTGCCCGAGCAGCGGCAACGCCATCCCCGGCGGCGGAGTCTGGGGCCTCGGCTTCGCCAACAACGCCGCTGGGCAGGACGGAGACAAGGAGTCGAAGTACGGGTACGCGCTGTCGTTCGTCACCGACTCTGGCAGCGAGGGGCCGGTGTCCACGCTGAGCTCGGTCGCGTGGGCGCTGGATGCCGGCGCCGAAGGCTTCAAGCACGCGACGGCAGTCACGATCCCCACGGGCCCGCGGGGCACTGTCGCCCGGAAGCTCTACCGCACCACGAACTACAGCGACGACTACGACTTCCCAGGCGACACGAGGCTGTACCTGGTCGAGCTGATCCGCAACAACGTCGACACGCTCTACTTCGACGCTGCGCCGACCGCGCTGCTTGGCCAGCCCGCGCCGGACATCGCGACCGGACCACTGCCCGCACCTCGAGCTCGGTTCTCGGCGATCTGGAACGGCGTGCTCTTCCTCGATGGAGGCCTCGAGGACTCCCGCACGCTGTACTACAGCGCCCAGGGCCTCATCGAGCAGTTCGCAGCGGACGCGTTCATCGAGCTGGCGGCCCAAGGCGGCGCCATCACGGCGCTCTACGCGCACTACACGTCGCTGCTGGTCTTCAGAGAGAACGGAGTCGACGTTGTCCAGGGCGACGCGCAGGCCGGGTTCACCGTCACCACGCTCAGCTCTTCGGTGACCTGCAGGGCCCCGCACTCGCTGGCGACGGTCCCCGGCCTGGGTGTCGTCTTCCTGGCGCTGGACGGCGTGTACGCCATCACTGGAGGCCTCCAGGGCGGAGCGACGAACGACCTGGTCAAGCTGACGACCCTGCAAGAGCAGTTCATCCGGCGGATCACGGCGGATGCCTTCCCGAAGGCCGTCGCGAC